GGACAGGGAAAAGCCTTGCGTATCGTGCGGGGCGTTACAGGGCGTTGTGGTGCGTGGGGGTGCTTTTGATGCAGGTCACTATCGTTCCAGGGGTTCTGCCCCACATCTGGCTTTTCATACCCATAATTGCCATGCTCAAGATGTGAAATGCAACCGCTTTCTCGGTGGCAATATTGTGGAATACAGAAAAGAACTTTTACTTAGAATTGGCATTGAAAAACTTGAAATGCTAGAGCAGGATAACCGCCCAAGACATTATACGATTCAAGACTTCAGACGGATCATCAAGATATGCAAAAAGCGGAAAAGACAGTGTCAGAAATGAAAACAAAGCCATGCGTTTGTGGAAATAAAATGCGTGAGGTCGTTAACGCGGAAAAAGGTACACGGGTCGGCTGGTGGTGTCCAAAATGCGGCGAATATGACAAGGCTATCGGCAGGGAAAAGAAAACCTAAAAGACCTTCATTCGTATGTAGCTTTTGGTGATCCTTTCTTGTTGGCTTTTCTCAAAGCGATAGCCACAGCCTGCTTACGTGTTCGGCCAGCCGCCATCTCTGTCCTTATGTTTTGGCTAATTATGTTTTTACTATTACCTCTTCTCAGCGGCATTTGGTTTTCCTCATTGATAGTTTCCGGTCTTAATCATTAGCGCCACTTCGATTGCTCGATTGCCGGTTTGTTTAGACCATTTACTGTTAATGAATTCTGCGGCGGCAGTGTTGTAATCGTGGTTTCCCATGGCTGCCAGGGCCAGCTTAAACAGCTTGAGCCTAGAGATTCCGAGATTGAAACAAATATCAATCATGGCATCCCTTCTCGCGCCAACTAACTCCGGAAACCATGGGAAGCCTTCAAGTTCTTTAACGCACCTGGTAATATCATTTCCCAGTAAATAAATAATTTCATCCTCAGATAGCCCCAAACCGCCAGCGGGGTCTATATTTCTTCCGCAGCCAATGGTCAGTTTATTTGCTGTGCAAGAATAAGCGTGAGTCTCACAGCCTTCATGCCTGCGCAGCATTTCCGTAAGATTACTCATGTCTTTCTTTCTACCTTCTTAACTTTCTCTACAGTCCTCATCGCGCCCAAGCCCAGCATGCCTAATAACACTGGCAAAAGTGTCTCCATATCTATCATCGGAATTGCTACGCTTGAGCCAGCCAGTTCTAATGCCATATTGCTGAATGGGATGATAATGAAATTAAACGCCATCCCCAATGCGCAAATCCAACCTACGGCCGGCCTCCAACCTGACACAAATAGAGAGGGGTGTTCTGCTTCAGCTTTATTGATCTCTAGCTGCGCCTGAACCGTCTCATGCGCTTGTCGCTCTGCCATAGTAGCAATTTCATGCGCCAGCTTTTCTTTCAGGTCTTTGTCAGGAATTGCTTTGTCCAGCAACGCCGATACCGGGCCAATAAGAGAACCAATTAGACTTAGCATTACAGCACCGCTAGAACAATAATCAGAAGGATAACCAGAGAACTCTCAACGCCAATTCTGACAATGGATAGTCGATTGATGTGGTCATATATTACACCGCCTATTTTTAAGAATGGTTTTTGAATTTTGTCTTTCATTTCAACCCCCGAAATTTTGCGCTATGAAGAGTATCAAAATAAACGGATATACGCCAAATATCAACATCTCTAATTTGGAAGAAACGGCGGCTCCAGCCTCTAGTTGAGCCTCAATATTCTTATACCGTTGGGCGCATTCGGCCTCATGGACATTAATTCTTTCGGCTGGTGTTTTTTTTGCTTTAGTTACCATGTTGCTACCCTTTGCTATCAACTATTATTTTTACAATGAAAATTATAAATGCCAAACTTGCAGCGCAAGCGACCAGCGCGGTCGTTATGTCTATCAAATCCTTTTTCCGCCTTGCTTTTGCTCTCGCCCTGTCCATCTTCTGCTGACGCAGGACCCTTCTCAAGCGCATCATTTCTTTATATGTCTCACCGTTGCCTGACCACTGCATTATCTCTCTCAAAGCCAATTCATATTCCGCAGTCTTCTTTTTGGCAATTGCCAACTCAAGTGCTTGGGTTTCTATACTTTTATTTTTAAGTTTCTTTTTTAGAAAGGTGGTGTTTTCCAGCTCTATAGATGCCTCCGTTATTGCATCTTTATTATCGTAAAATGCACTAAAATAACTTGTCATTTCCGATAAATCTTTATGGTGTTCAACACCTTTCTTTAATGCATTAAAGGCTTTTCCGGCGAGCGATACGGCTGTGAGAATTTCGATCATTTACGATGACCACGCTACGATACTACTTCTGAAACGACTAGCCAGCTTGTCGTTTCTTCATCCCAAGCATAGCTCTCACCATCATCAGGATAAGCCACTGGTGCTTCCCAAAGGCAGGTTTCATCGTTTAACGTCCAGCTTAGATAAGGCTGTGGTGTGTAAAAAGCATCGCGCTCGGAGTCATAAATATAACCAATGCCAGCGTAATTCTTTCTCAGCGCAGTACCGCCGTCAGCTTCACCTGTTTCTGGGGAATAATGCAACCCGCCTCTTGTATTATAAGATGTTTGAACCCAAGCGCCTTCCCGCGCATCAATGACATCCTGTTCGGCAACGATTACAGTTACGACACTTCCGTCTTGAATTTTTGCGAAATGACTCATGCTGTGTAGGTTCCTGACGATGTATATTTTACAAATGTGAACGCTCCTGCTGTTGTCACGGTAGGTGATCCCGTGACAGTTCCTGTGTATGCGCTGGTAGCGATTTTTAAAATCACAACACCAGAACCGCCAGCGTGACCAGTTGTTTTGGAACTTCCTCCACAACCTCCTCCCCCGCCGCCAGAATTTACTGTACCCCCGTAGCCGGAAGCATTATATGAATCTCCCTTGCCACCACCCCCAGCACCACCAAGCGCACCGCTCCCGGAAGAGTTCCATGCGCCAGCACCGCCGCCACCGTAAGTGCCTTGGCTTTCCCAGGCTAATCCATCACCGCCCCTACCATAGCCATTAGTGTTACCGTTTTCTATTGCTCCACCACCGCCACCGGCATACGCAGTACCGGAGCCATCCTTAATGCCGCCATCATAACCTTCTACCGGGGAATAGCTGCCTGAGTTGCCAGAGCCGCCAAGCGATGAACTGGAGTCACCTCCCGAACCTCCACCAGAACCCCCGTCCCTTCCATTGCTTGCTCCGGTGGATTTTGCTGCCCCACCTCCACCACCAGAAGATGCTAATAAAGCGCCAAAGGAAGAACTAGAACCATCGTTACCGACAGCAGTTGAACTAGCGCCACCAGCGCCTACAGTTATGGTGTAAGCGGTTCCAGCCTCTAAAATAGTTCCAACCGTTGTTCTTGTACCGCCAGCACCGCCGCCACCGCCTTGGTTAAATTGACCAGAGCCGCCGCCCCCAGAAGATCCGCCAGCAACTACCAGCAAATCAACGCCACCGCCATACGGCCCACCAAGGATCATCATTTGAATTGCCGACATTAGACGTTTCCTGCGATCACGCAGATAGTGCCAGATATGAAAAGAATTGTGGCTACGCCCCTGGTGGAAAGAGTGGCTGTTGCTACATCAGCGTCAGTTCCTGAAATGTACGCAGTGGTAATGGTGCAGGTTATCGTAATATCGCCAGTTGTATTGTTGAAAATGGAAATAATATCGCCTTCAGCAAAAACGGCATCTGGAATGACAATTGAGCCACTTGTACCCACTTGCACATATTGCCCGGTATCTGCCAGCGCAAGAGTGTAAGCCGTTGTTTTGGTGCCTACAGGTGGCACTGTCCTGACATCGCCATCTACGTCAGTTATGCTAGTAGTAGATTCGAGAACAGTAAATTTACCATCGGATATGTCTCTTGCTAAACTCATAATGTCACCCAACCTGTTGTGTTGTCTTCTTGGTAAGCATCTTCATCCCATGAGGCGCTACCCTCTGGCTTTGGCAGTGGTGCGTCCCAGACAAAGTTAGTCGCGTCATAAGTCCAAGAAGCATACGGCTGTTGGTGTGGCCCTTCAGGGAGAGCATTAGCCGGGAACCCGTCCTGTGCTGGCACATCGCGCAGGGCAGTCCTGTAGTTAGTGTAAATAGCCTTGTCAGACGCTAACAAGGCCGAGTCAGGCAGGATGGCCCAGTCTGTTGCGGAGAGTTGAGCGTCACGCTGTGCGCGTACATTGGCTTTCTTGCCA